AACACCTTATCTATTGCAAATGGTGCAACTAGACTGGTAGCAACAGATGGTACAAACTGGTACGATGTCTTTGCATCAGGAGGTCAGTTTGGTGGATCTTTCTTAGCTGATGGCACTGTTGATATTAATGGTAAAGATTTAGTATTAGACGCAGATGGTGACACAAAAATAGCTAATAGCACTGATGATAGAATAGAGTTTTCTATAGCTGGTACAGGCGTAGGAAATTTTACAAACGATTCAAGTAATTTTGTAATTACTTCAGGTGTTCAAGACGCAGATATTGTATTTAAAGGAGATGATGGCGGATCAGGTATAACTGCTCTGACATTAGATATGTCAGACGCAGGAAAAGCTACATTCAACGGTGTAGTAGATGCTGACGCTGGTATTACAGTAGATAACATAACAATTGATGGAACAGAGATTGATCTATCAAGTGGTGATTTAACATTAGATGTTGAAGGCGATATTATTTTAGACGCTAATGGCGGCGATGTAATATTCCAAGATGATGGAACAGTTATTGGTCATATTACAAATAGCTCGAGTGATTTAGTTATAGAATCAAAAGTATCCGACAAGGATATGATATTCAAAGGCAATGACGGTGGATCAGCTATTACAGCTTTAACTCTGGACATGTCAGGTGCTGGTGCAGCAACATTTAACAATGATGTAACAGCATTCTCAGATGAAAGATTAAAGACTGATATCAAAACCATCGAAAATGCTTTAGAAAAAGTTTCTCAAATGAGAGGTGTAACTTTCAAGAGAGATGGTGTTGATGGCACTGGTGTCATCGCACAAGAAGTTCAACCACATCTTCCTGAAGTAATCCATGATAAACAAGAATATTTATCCGTAGCTTATGGAAACATGGTAGGTATTTTGATAGAAGCAATTAAGGATTTAAAACAACAGGTTGATGAACTAAAGGGTAATTAAAATGACTTTACCTTCAGGTACTATAGCACTTTCAGAAGTTAACACAGAGCTTGGGATTTCACCTGCTACCACCACTATTAATATGGGAGCTACGGCTGTTAGAACATTAGCAGAACAGCCCTCTGGTGCGATTGCAATGTCAGATCTACAAGGAAAAACAAATGCAGCTTTCGTTTCTGCACAAGGAGGTTCTGTTGCAACTCAAGGTAGTTTTAAAGTTCACACATTTAATTCTTCAGGAACGTTTACTGTAACTGATGCTGGAGACTCAAACGGATCAAACACTGTTGAATATTTAGTTGTTGGAGGCGGTGGCTCTGGTTCTAACTTTTATGGAGGCGGAGGCGGAGCTGGTGGTTTTAGACAAAATTTTCCTTCACCTGCAACAGGTGGAACCTCAGTTTCAACACAAGGCTATCCAATAACTGTAGGTGATGGAGCTAGTGGCTCACCATCTAATCCATATCATGGAGGAAACACTGGAAGTTCTTCATCAGCTTTTGGAGTTTCTTCTGCAGGAGGCGGAGGTGGCGGAGCAATAGCTAACCCATCTCAAGGAACTAGTGGTGAATCAGGCGGTTCAGGCGGTGGCGGATCAAACACTGGAAGTGGCGGTAGTGGTAATAGTCCACCCGTTAGTCCTCCACAAGGTAATTCTGGTGGATTTGGTAGACGACAACCTAACCAAGGCTCTGGTGGTGGAGGCGGAGGTGCCTCTCAAAACGGAGAAAACGGCAGACCTAATTTTGGTCAACCTGGTGCTCCAGGCGGTAATGGAACAGCAACTTCTATTCCTGGTTCTTCAACTACTTTCGCTGGTGGCGGAGGCGGTGGCTACTTTACAAATACCAGTCAAGGTGGTGGTAGTAATGGCGGTACTGGCGGAGGCGGAGGTCAAGGTCAGGCAGGCACTGCAAACACTGGAGGTGGCAGTGGTGGAAGAGGAGGATTTGGGTATCAAACAGGAACAAGTCAACCAGGAGGATCTGGTGTCGTTGTTGTAAGATATAGATTCCAAGCGGATTAATATGGCTAGTTTTGCAAAATTAAATGATAGTAATGTAGTCATTGCATGTGAAAAAGTTGCAGATGAAGACACTCAAGATGAAAACGGTAATGAGGTAGAATCTATTGGCATTGCGTATTTAAGCGGCGTGCATGGTTATACAAACTGGAAAAAATACTCACGAGGAACTAAGGGTGGCAAATACTATAACTACGATTCAAATGGTAATTTAACAACAGAACATAGTGACCAGTCTAAAGCATTTAGAAAAAATGCACCATCTATAGGTTTTGTATATGATAGTGGTAGAGATGCTTTCATAGAACCAAAGACATTTGATTCATGGGTTTTAAATGAAACAACATGTTGTTATGATCCACCTGTTGCATATCCAACTGTGACAGAAGTAAACGGCAAAGCTTATGATGTAATGTGGGATGAAACAAATACTAGGTGGATAGCTCCAGATCCAGAAGGAACTTACTCTGTTGAAGACGGTGCAGTTTACGAAAAAAAATGGGATACAAGCACATCATCATGGGTCGACCTGTAAAACCTAAAAATTTATTTAACAAAGAAGTTTTATCCGAAGAATTTATTTCTGTTCACAAAGTTTCCAAAAACTTATTAATAGATAATAAAAAAATAACTTCATTAATTAAAAAAAAGAAAAAAATTAATGATAGAATGAGGCCTGAAGTTTGGTACTCTGACGCTAATTATTTTAAATTAGAATTACATCAACAGACAACTTGGTTATCAGATTATATTAGAGACACTTTTGGTACCGAAATAAAAAAACAGTATTTAAGTCTTGTTAAAATGTCTGGAATCTATTTAGAAAAAAATGAAAGTATTGGATCACATAATCATATTGATGAATGGGATTATGAAAACTCACCTGATATATCTGTCGTATACTGTGTTGATACAGGTAAAGAAAAAAGTGATATTATTTTTGAGTATGAATATGGAAGACATAAAAAAAGAAGATGGGCAGTATTTTTAGAAAAAGGTCAATGTGTAATATTCCCTTCATATATTAATCATTTTATTACTCAAAATATTAACAATAAACCTTTTGTAGGGTTGTCATACAGATATCAATTAAACGAAATTATAAATTAAAAATAATTAAAATTAATATTAAACCTTGCTTTTGCATTAGTAGTCGTGGTTGAGCAATGCTTAAGACCAGCGTTAAACAATAACATTCTATTTGCCACACTAGATACTTTAGTGCCGTCACTTAATTTAGTGTAACCATCACAAGTATTTAATGAAAATAAAGCTCCCGTATGCTCAAATGGATAGTCCTCATGTGAAGAGTGCTCTTTTAATTGTTGACTCCATGGATATAGATTGCATTTGATTCTTAATAAAGCATTAGCATTTAATTTTTCAACTATATAAATAAATGCAGGTAGCCACCTTGTTCTTATGACTTGATCGTGTGGTGGTGTAATACCAGCGTGTCTACCAAAATGTTCATTTCTAAAAACTAAATGAGCGAAATAAGAATCGTATATGTATTTATCACCATCCTGTTCGTGATTTAAAACTTCTTGGTAACTCCACTCCATTTCTTCGCCCATAACAATCTGCTGCACGTCTGAAAAATCTTTAGGATCTAAAAAATTATCTATTACTTTATACTCTGTATTCATATCAACGCCTCCTCACTATTACCTGATTTAATAAAAATTTTATTGTCGGTTTCCGTTTCAGAAAAAAGACAACCTTCTAAAACACAATACATGTTTGAATTAGTATCATTGTGTAATTCTGCTTCTTTTAAAACTTGTAGTGATCCCTCCTTCAGGCCAAAAGCTTTTTTAATAATAAAAAGTATACTGCCTGGAGTTATCGTTATTTTGGTTTTTCTATTTATTTTTAAAAATGTTTGTTTATCATAAAAAACTTCAACACCTGGATGATTAGACTTTTCATAGTCTCTTGTTTTTAAAAAATTAAATTTTTCTTCTAATTCTGTCATTAAAATACATTATAGAAAAAATGAGTTATTGTATATCTACCATACCCCATATCTTTGGGCTGTTTGTCAAATTTTACAGGCTCTACCTCATGCATCATATAACTTGGAAACATAACCATTCTATTGTGTTTAAGATTTATTTTATAATTTGGTTCTGTAAATGTTAAACCACCACCTGTAAATTGTTTTGGTTCTCTAAAAAACCAACACAATGACGTCCATTGAGCTGAGTCATGATGAGCTTTATAATAATCATTATTTTCATAATACGAAACCATGCTTGTATCCTGATTTGAGGATAAAAAACTTCTACATTGAGGCATGATATGTTTAATAATTTTATGAAATTCAGGTGTTCTAAAATTCTCCATGTGTCTTATAATGCTAGAATAGGTTTTACCTTCTGTTGTGTATATTACGTTTAGATACCACCTGTAAGATTTACCAAGTGGAACTTTTGTTTTTAAATCTCTAGCTACGTTTTTATCTTTATCCGCTCTTTTTTGTTCTGACCTGTCATTGTGTGATAGAAAATTTAACTCAGACCAAACACCTTTTTCTGATTTATCATCATACCAATTGTCTACAACTAAAAATGGAAAGGCACCTTCGCCTCCAACTTGTGGTTTCCAATCTATCATACTCTAAATTTTAAATTACCAGATACAGTTATTCTATAATCATCGCTTGTGTAAAAAGGGTAAACCTCATGCATTTGCTGATTATTGAATATTAACATCTTACCCTCAAAGCTTTTATCTACGTCAACAGGAGTACATTTAATTTGTCCATCAGACCCAACATTTAGAAAAGATAGTTTAGAGGTAAAATTATGTGAATTAAAACCACCCACGTTTTTAAAAGTTTCTTCTTCTTTTTTTAAATCGTAGGGTATTTGCACAAATATAACAAAGGATACAAAACCAGAATGAAAATGAGGTGGATTAAATTCGTGTTTTTTTTGAAAGTTTACCCATAATCTATTCAAAAATATTGGAGCTGATTGTGAAAGCACGTCTAAATCTTTCCATGAATCATATACTGCGTTTTGTGTAGCACAGGATATAATAAAATCTTCAATGGATTTATCATAATTTTGTATGAGATACTCCTCCTTTACATGACCTATTAATTTATCATTAATATTTATAGAATCTTCTTTTGCTTGTTTAATGCTTTCTTTGAGTTTGTTAAACTCGTATTCAGGTAATTCATATGGTGACACATTACGCCAAGTAATGAGATTATCTTTATCCTCAACTAATTGTTGCCAATTTGTCATTATCTGTTCTTTAATTTAAAATCAGCGGGCAGACCTAAAAAGGGTCTTGTATCAAACTCATTAGGTTTTGCAAACTCATCTACAACGCTATTATAATGAAGAAAAACTTGACAACAATCTTTTCCGTCAAAGTTCTCTCTCCAATGTTCTAAATCACAGCCACTGTATGCAAGCATGTCACCAGGTTTTAGTATAATTTTTTTACCTTTGTTATTTGTATTACCTGTTGGGTCCAAAAAGATAGGCCATTCTTCGCCTCCTAAATTTATAGTGCAAGATATTTCACAAGAAGGCCTGTCTTTATGTCTTTTTAAAACATCTCCAAACTTATAAATACGTGCATAACTGTAAGTAGGCACAAGTTTTAATGATGTAATTTCTATCATTTGTGGCAATAATCTTTCTAACAAAGTTTCCATAACAACATCACCATAGTGACTATAAGTATTTGGTACTTGTGCATCGTTCCACTGACCCCATGAAGTATCAAAAGGAGATATCCATCTGTTTTCTAATAAATGCTGCGCTACTTTTCTTTTGTTTGAAAAATAAGCATAACAAAAATTAGCTAATTCTTTTGATATGGCTTTCTTTTTTATTTCATATTTTTCTGTTTTAAACGACATGTTATCTCCTAATTAAATTTTAAACCTTTATTCCAACATACCAATGAATACCTAGTGCCTTTAGTGACTGGCATAACCCTGTGCCAAACAAAAGATGGAAAAAAAATCATCGTCCCTTTATTTTTAAGTTGTATGTTAATTATTTTATTTTTATTAGGGTTAGCTACGCAAATTTGAAAATCACCACCTTCATACTCATCACTATCTACTAAAACCAAAGAGGCAGATATTTTTCTTATAAGACCATCTGGATCTGGACTTGTGCCACTGTCTGTGTGCCAGTCATAATGTTGTTTTTTGCTACCTTCATATTTTGTAAATTGAATAGGTTCAGTAATTTGCCACTGGAAATCCCAACCAGCGTTAGTATTAACTTCTCTTATGACAGGTTGTAGTTCTCTGTAAATCCACTTTTCATCCATCCATACTACTTTAGACTTTCTTAATTTTTCTAATTCTTTTTTTTGTAATGGTGTAAGATTGTTTGGATCATTGTATCCGTATGTCACACCAATTGACTCTTTTAATCTTTTGCCATACTCCAAAACATGTGCACAAAACTTTTGAGTAACAGCGTCCTCTAATACAAAATAATTATTGCGAAGTTCCATCTTTCTTTAATTTCAATTATCATAAACTTGTCAAGAAAACAATTATAAAAAATACTGTTGCAGAACAAAAAAATATGCTTACATTAGGTTCTCACCAAAATTAACAATCACAGGAGATATTATGAGCGAACAAGATTATTTAAAAGCTATTGCTGTCCTTGCTGACAAGGTGAGCAGATACCACGAAAGATTACTAGCGGCGGAAAGGGACTTAGAACGTCACCTTAAAGATACTGCTACACACTGTAATGGTGACTGTGAGTGTAAAAATCCTAAGACTTAGGAGTTTCACCCAACATATCTTTTAATGATGGAGCAAATACTTTTACGTCGCGTTTAATTTTATCTGCGGTTGTAGAAGTGTTTGGATCATCTATATCAGCTTGAACTGCTTCCTCTGAGTCATACTCAGCCCCAGTATCCATATGTGTAATTGTAGTTTCTGTTTTTACATTGTATTTTGGAACAACTCTTCCATCTTCCAATGTAACAGTTCCTATTTGTTCGGCATTTTTAACTATCGGCATCTTCTTTTCTCCAGTGTATATTAAAACTTAAAACAACCCTGTCTTCATCAGAATTGTTTATTTTTACCTCATGTTGTAACCATGATGGAAAAAAAATCAAGGCATTCTCTTTTGGTTCGTAGTCTACGCTGTGTGCTAGGTGTACAGAGGCATCTTTTTTAAGTGGGGGTGATAATACCTCAGCCTGTGATTTAGGCTCTAGAAACACCAAATTACCGCTTTTAGAAGGCACTTTAAGATAGTAGACCCCTGATAAGTAATTATATGGGTGAGTGTGCACATTATTTCTTGATCCTGGTGGGTTTATCATACCCCATAAGCCAGACATTTCTGGCACGTAATCTTCTCTAACGTCCAAGTGTCTAAAACATTCATTTGCTTTAAGTAATATGTCAGCAACGGTGCTTTTAAACTCTTCATCTTTATATAGTTCATCGTGACTGTGCCAACCACCTACATTAGATCTTGGCATACCCTTGTCGTCTTGTGCTTTTAATTCATAAAGCCTGTCTACTAAATGACCGTGGCCCGTGGCCTCCGTCATCATAACAGGTGTAATAAATAATGATTGTAGTTGCATAATATTCCTTTCTAAAGTTGTCCTTTTGTTACCTCCATAAAGCTAACAATTATATGTACTTGATTTGCAGCATTGGCCTGTGCTTTTAATACGTCCGACTCTTGTAAAACAAGAGGCTGTGACAACAACTCTGTAGTTGTGTTTGTTGCAACACTTTTAGCTTTAAATAATTCAAATGTTGCAGAAGATCTAAGGACCTCCAAATCTACCAACGTAGTGCTACCTGAATCATTACAAACTAAAATAGATTTTACTACGTCAGTTGTAGGTGGAACAGGTGGTGTTGCACCAGGATTAGCTGTGGGAACAGTCAAGATGGTAGTCAAGTCAGTTGTTGTAATATCAACCATTGCACTTTTAAATGTATTAGCCAATGAAAAATGCCTCCGACTCTGAATCGTCTTTCAAGTCTTGTTGAAAGTTTGTGTTTAATAAAAATATTATCTGATCTAACAATTTTATCATTTGATCAAACTGACTAGCATCATATTCTTCTGTAGCATTTGGTAATCTAGTAATAGTAATTTTTGCCATTATCTTCTTCCGTCTGGTCTTATTTCTAATTTTTGTGATCCAAGTCTCCAAGCAGTATCATCTACTGTGTTTGTTGTATACCTAATTTTAACTGCTCTACCTCTTCCTCTAACGCTTACTTTTTCAGTTGTGCTAGTTATTGATCCTGTTGTTTGCACGTTAGCTGATGATTGTGGATATTGCTCTAATGTTAATCTAGCTGTCATAGTATTTGTAAGATTATCAAAGTCAGGCACTAATTTACTTACTGACATAAGCTGATCACCGTCCCCTATTTCTACTGACCCTGTTTCTAAAAATGCAGTTATAGCTGTACCATCTGCTTGGTTGTTGCCTGTTTCATGTTCGTATAAAAAAGAAGCACCGTTTGTTAAACCTAGTATGGTTGACGCATTTCCTGCTACATTAGTTTTGTATTCTGTAGCTATTGGGTTTTCATATACGTACGCACCTAGCCACGTAGTTCTAGCAAGACTAATTGTATACCAGGTTCTTTCCAAATAATTATAAGCAACAGCTCTATCAATTTGTGTAGCGTTGGCTGATGGATAATACCAAATAATTTCATTAAAAGCTGTGTTTAAACCCACAGCTATATCAGCTTTGTTAGTGTAACTCATGTCATCAAAAACAAAATCTTGTACTGAACAAGGCATCTTTTTTACAACACCATCATAAAGATAAAATGCATCATCTGACATCCAGTAAGCAACACCATTTACTTCTATTGCTGCATGTTGAGCTATTAACCCAGCGTTAGCGCCCAATTGTCTTAGACCGAACGTAAAAGGTGTGCCGACAAATTGAATACCGTGTAGTGATGTATCAGTCCATACTAGAATTTGCCCTGCAGATTTTACAGCGCCAACTATTCTTGATCCGTCTGAAATACGCAAAGATCCCGCTTCATTTGTAGAAACTGGAGTATAGTCAGTTGCATCTTCTCTGTCTGAAAATCTTAAAAATAAATCGTCCTGTGTGGTTGAGTCTCCAATTGTTAACTCAGTGCCAAATATCAATAAATGTCTTGTATCTGTTGATACTAAACTAAATCTTGAAGCCGTGGGAGCGTTACTCAAAGCTGTAGCTCTAGTGCTTGCACCCCCTGATGTGTCCCATATAAAAGTACCACCGTTTAAAACAGTAGCTATTAAATCTTCACCAAAATTGTCTAATGACCAATTTCTTGCAGCAACGACAACGCTTGATGTAGATCTTGACGTGTCCCAAGTGCTATCACCCCAAGCAAGTGTACCCCAGCCATAACCATAGGTAGATGTAGCTGGTCCTGTTGTAATTTGATATTTAGCGTTTCCAGATCCACCTCCACCAGATGTAGTGCCAGTTGCATTACTTGAATGTGTAATAGTGTATGTACTAGCAGACGGAACTGTAGTTATCTCAAACTCTTGATTCATGTCTAGGCCGTCTAACGTAGAAAAAGAGTCAAATGTTACAAAATCTCCTACGGATGCTCCATGTGCTGCGTCTGTTACCGTAACTGTTGCTGATCCACTAGACGTGGTAAAAGGGTTTGTTAATGATTCTGTGGATCTAATTGGTGTAATGTCAGTTATGGCCCCCTCAGAATAAATGTATAGTTTTCTATCAGTTCCTAATGCCAAATACCTAGTGCCGTCTAATGCCACCCATGAATGTGTATCTCTGACAACACCTACCAATACTTTATTCGGATTAGGTAAATTCTTCCAACCACCCCATCTTTCTGGTTTACCGTAGTGAAATCTTACAAAATCTGAATCAACGTATTTTCTTTCGTCTCCAGCTGAGTAAGCTGTGTCCTGTTTGTCAATACCTGGTTGAAACTTTAAATCTACTAATTGCATGCTTTAGTAATAAATTACTTATCGTTTTGAGGCAAGAATTGAGTTCCTACATTGCCTTTAAAAGCATAGTTTCCGTAGTGAGTCATGCCAGATAATATGTCGGCATATATCTTACCACCCATGTTTTGCCATAATCGACAAAAACCATAATCCTCTGACAAATATCTGCTATTTTCTATCATTGTATCAAAAAAAGCATAATTCCAATCAGATGTTTTGTGATAATCAAACTCTTTGTCATGTGACTGATTTAGGTGCTGATCTGGTGTAAACTTCAAATGTGGGTACATGCCAGCCATTCTTTCAAAGACGTTTCTTTTTATCATCATAAATCCAGTAGCACCGTCAAGCACCTCAATAAATCCGTTTTTTACCTGTATTTTATTAGGATCTTTTACGTTTAAATTATATTGTAATGACGCAGCAGCGAGTTCGTTCTCTGATATTTCTGGTTTATCCTTCACTCTTTTTTTTACTTTAATCCAATCAATTGTTTTTCTTGGATATACCCCACAAACAACGTCTTTATCAAAATCAAGCATTCTTAAAACTGTATTTGGATCAAATGCTATGTCAGCGTCTATGAACATTAAATGAGTGTAATCACCATCCATGAACAGCTGAACTAATGTGTTTCTAGCTCTTGTAATTAGTGACTCATTACCTATTGTTCCAAACTGTAATTCTATTTTTCTTGATGCAGCAATGGCAACCAGTTGCATACAGCTTTTAAAGTAATCAGCTGTTATCATACCACCATAACAAGGAGTGCCTATAAATATTTTATTTTTCAT